AATGCGTGCGCTCGATCTCGATATGGCAACAATTCAGTCGTCGGTGGCAATCGCTCCTCAGGTTCCTGACGATGAGGATCGCCGTTAGACTTCGGCCGCTATCGAGTCCCACAGCCGTGCAGACACAGCAGACTCAATCTTTTCAAGAAGAGGCTGTGCGTCACTCTTGAAGCGTTTGTAGTCGTCGCGAAGAGGCGGGTGGATGTCATCTTCCTGGTTCGACCGCCTCTCAAAAACGGCATCGCGGATCAACTTCAGAAGCTCCTCCATGTCCGCTTTGATTTCCGGTTTAACAAAGACGCCATCTTTGCGAAGGCTCGTCGCAAACGTCCTGATCCTTTCGGCTGCGTCGTTGTGACGGTAAAGATCGGCGATCTTCATGAACACCTTTCCACGTTCCGATCTGCTTGCATCCCGGATATCGCGCTTCTGCACCTCCATGAATGCGGTGCCCGCGAGGTACTCCTCAAGCTGCTCGTTATCCATCTGGCTGACATCAGCATATTCTTGATACGCAGAGATGTAGCCTGCTCCCCAGGCATGCGCATCAACCAGCTTACCCCAAAGATCAGGAAGGACCTCGAACTCTCTGGTGTGAAGGCGGATCGTCCGGTCGAAGACGCTGTTAATCTTGTGGCGAAGCCGCTCAAGCTCTCGGGTTTGCTCGGTGCGATAAGCTTCCATCTGCTTCTCGAACTTCTGGTCAATCCATTTCTCGCCCAGCCATTTGAACAGCCCGTAGCCAACGGCAGCAGCGCCGCCGATCGTAACACCACCGAGGCCCAGCAACGCGAGCATCGACTTGCCCCAATCCCACGCTGCCCAGAAGTACGCCCAGTATTGTTCCATCACCGCCCCCATTGCGACCTCGGGTAGCAGATAAGAAGTCATCTTCGTCCGCGCAACCTTTCCGCCGGGTCTCACGCGCTTTCCCCGCGCTCTCCTGTGTCAAACACTGGAGAGCCGTATGCGTCTCAAGCTTTTCCGATCCACGTCTCACCTCGGCCAGCCTTGGGCTATCGAGGAATCGGCGATGCGCGCCATTCTCGCCCGCGCCGACGAAGAGGAGCGGTCATTCCACGCCATTGCCCGGGAATACGGTGATCCGATCGATGGCGCGTGGTCTGGTGAAATCCAGAATGGCGTTGCCGTCATTCCGGTCAATGGCGTTCTCATGCGTCAGATGTCCTTCTGGGGCTGGTTCTCCGGGTCTAGTTCCTACGAAGTCCTGATCAAGGACATCCATGCTGCCGTCACGAATCCCGAAGTAAAGTCGGTCATTCTCGATATTGACAGCCCTGGTGGCGAAGTCACTGGCTGCGCCGAACTGGCTGATGCCATCCGATCGATGTCCGCCGAGAAGTATATTGTCGCTTATGCCACCGGATCGGCATGCTCGGCCGCATATTGGATCGCCTCTGCCTGCGACCGGATTGTCGTATCGGCGTCATCGTCGCTCGGCTCGATCGGATGCATGGCGACGATCATGGATTACAGCGGCGTCTACGAGCGCAACGGCATCAAAGAATACCGCTTCATCTCCTCGCAAAGCCCCATGAAGAACGCCGATCCCGGCACGGAGGCTGGCGACAAGGCCATCCAATCCACCGTCGATGCCCTTGCCGAGGTCTTTGTTTCCGCCGTCGCCGATTTCCGCCGGGTCTCACGCGCTGACGTCCTCTCAAAGTTCGGGAAAGGCGGAACTTTCGTCGGACAGGCTGCGGTGGATGCGGGTCTCGCAGATGCCGTTGGCAGCCTGTAAGGCCTGATTTCCCAACTTGCAAACGAGAATTCAACCGCCCCGGTCCTGCCGGCGGCGACAGGAGACAAGAGTATGGGCCTGCTGA